ACTATATCTGAATCCGCTGCCGTGCAGATGCCGATGAAGACGGTTGCTAGTTTGATAATTATCGTAGCACTCGGAACGATGGGTTATTTTCAAATTGTTGAAAGATTAAATATAGCTGACACTAGACTTCAGTTGATGGAAAAGGACCTGGAGGAGAATACAGAATTTAGAATCAAGTGGCCACGGGGCCAACTTGGAGCGTTGCCCGCAGATAGCGAGCAATTTATGATGATTGAAGATCTTTATAAGACCACCGACAAGTTAAACTCACACATAGAATCAATGGCATTAAACAAGGTAAACATAGAATTTTTACGAAAACAAATGGATAAAGTTTTAGTGGACATTGAAAAATTAAAAGATGCTAACAGAGAAATGAAATATACAAACGGTAACAGTCAATGATAGAAGCTGTAATAGGATTACTTATGTTTGTAAACGGAGAGATCAAAGAGGCACGTTTGCAGCCGTCGATGGCAATTTGTTTACGCGGCAAGCGTGAAGCTGAAAGAACTTTTTCAGAAACAGTATCTTACAAATGCTGGAAGGGTCAGGCAGAATTAGAGGATAATATTGACGGTAGTAAAAGTATTAAAAAACTTATCATAGAATGATTTGGTTAATAATCATGATAATTGGAGTTGGTTATGCGGTTTATCGTATTAATAAATTTGCTGATGATGTTAATCCATACAACTGGTTTAACAGAAACCGCAACGACAGGTAATTTATTACCAAACGCCGGCACAGGACAAACCAGTGTTCAACACTCCAATAGCACAATAGATGGTATTAACAGTTCTAATGGTTTTACTCTTAACAATATTACTGACTATTCATCAAACTATAATGAGTTAGAAGCTCAAGGAACAGGAACAGTATCTGCATCTGGAACCTTATTAGATATATCTGCAGGAGATCACACTACTACAACAGATAGTTTAGATGGTGGTGTTACACTTACATCAAAGACAGAAGTACAAAACTGTGAGTGGGTTGGTTCATCAAGTCAATGTGGTCAGGCAACAAGCGGCAGGGATAGTTATTCTACAACAGTTACAATATTAGATGAGAATGATACTGAACTCGCAACAGTTACACAGAATAGAAATAATGATTCCGGGTATAACAATAATACTTTTACTTACACAGATACAGTCACACATACAGGTGAAGGTGCAAGAAAGTGGGAGTGGCAGTGGCAAGGTATAGACGGTAATAGTCCAAACTCTACATCACCTGTTGGACCAAACTTATTAGGTGCAGAACTAAAGGCAACACTATTAGACATATTATATTCACCATTACCTGTAGCTATCAAAGAGGAGATAGAAGATATATTTGAAGAACTAATTACAGAGTTTGAAGAAATAGAAGATGTCGTAGAATTAGAAGAAGAGTTTCAGTTTGAGGAACTAACTATTGAAGAAGAGCCAATTGAAATGGAAGAACCAATTATGGTTGTCATGATGCAAATTACAGAAGAAGAGGCAATGGAAGAAGAAATTATATTTGAAGAAATAGTTATGGAAGAAGAAAAAGAGGAAGAAGAACCTGTTATGGAAATAATTGAAATGTTTACGGAGGAGGAATCAGAGGAAGAGGAACCTATTGAAATGATTACTGAAGCTGTTACAGAAGAAGAAAATGAACAACCAGAGGAAATTAATGAAGAAAAAGAAGAATCCAATAGCGAAGCTACTGAGACTGCCAATGCTCAGGAAGAGAGTGATGAAAAACAAAAAGAAGTACGATCGGAAAAAACAAGAACCGTTGAACTTACTGATGTTTTAAATAAAATAGATGAAAAAATTAAAGATATAGACAAAAACTTACAATTGAAAAACTTAGTAAAATTAAAAATAATGTCTTCAGGTAATCTTCTGGAAGCGTATAATATACCTTTTTATGAGCCAAAAATTATATACGAAGATCAAGTAAATATCGAGGATAATCGTGTTATATATACACAAGATTTAGTTGAATATAAACAAAGTGACCCTATTTTTATTAAAAAACAACAATTAAATAATGTTTTACAGAGAAGACAGAATTTGATAAACGAACTACAGGTTTTACAAAATGGGTAAAATAAAAGAACAATTAGCAGGTGTAGCAGCGTTGATAGGTGTATTAGCAGCTATTGGTGGTGGTTTTGTTAAGTATGGTGAAATCACTACAAAGTTAGATGCATTAGAATCTGCAAATGTAAAAGATTTTTCTGCAGAGATAGCTGTACTACAGGAACAAGTTGATGCATTAAGCACTGAACACAGTCACACAAAAACATTAGTAAACGAAAAACAAATTGAAATCTTAAAAACACAAATTGAAGAATTAAAATTATCTAGTAGCAATCCATTAGCACAATAATGAAACTTACACCTAATTTTTCTTTACAAGAATTAACTAAATCAGATACTGCAATACGTAAAGGTATTGATAACGAACCTAACGCTGATCAAATAGATAAATTAAAAAGACTTTGTGAAAAAGTTTTACAACCCGTACGTGACCATTTCGGCAGAGTAAAAGTGACTTCGGGTTATCGTAGCCCTGAGTTATGTGTTGCTATCGGCAGTAGTTTAAATTCGCAACATGCCAAAGCTGAAGCCGTTGACTTCGAATGTGTTGGAGTCGACAATGCTGAAGTAGCTGATTGGGTGCATAAAAATTTAGAAACAGATCAGCTTATCCTTGAGTTCTACACTCCAGGTGAACCTAACTCAGGTTGGATCCACGCGAGTTATGTGGAGTTTCAACCAAGAGCGCAATATATGAGAGCGTATAGAGAAGATGGAAAAACAAAATATAAACCGATTACAGGTAGAGCGGTAGACTTAGTTTAAATGAAAATACAGGCAGAGATAGTCAATGGTAAGTGCCCAACATGTGAAGAATACACAATGTTAGTTAGTTTAACTCCTGAAATATTTAGATGCATGACGTGTGGAACTGATTTAGAACAACATGTAAATGGTAAGATAAGTTATATACCACATATAACTAGACCACAAAATGCAGATCCTTTTGTAAAAGAATGGAAAGATGGCTAGGCAAAAGTTTGTCCACTTCGTACCACGTCCAAAACCTCGTAAACGTCCAGGTAGACATACAAAAAACCTTAATAAATCTAAAAAACGATCGTATAAAAAATATAACCGTCAGGGGAGAAAAAAATAGTTGACAAATGTCCCAAGTTATCCTATATGAGGGAAAGAAAGGAAATATGTTCGATAAATTCGTATATCAAAGTTTACATTTTATTATGAAATGGGCAGGTCAACTTAATTCATGGGCCTGGCGTAAGCATGTTAAAATAATTAGAACTCAACAAGAAAAAGATAACGAAGAATATTTGAAAGAACTAAAGAAAAAACTATGAAAAAAATAAAACCATCAAGAGTATTAGAGATAGGTAATATATTTCAAAGGTTTATGGACAAACATAAAAATTTAGATTGTGTTGGATCAGGTTTGCATATTAATTATGCAAAAGAATTTGAACGTGATCTTGAAATAAATTACAAAGGTAAAGAGTATATTATTACAATAGCAGAGGTAGAAAGGAATCTATGACAGAAATAAAAGATGATATCAAAGCTGTAATTGATGAGAATAAAGCTAGAGCTCATCAAGAACAAAAAGAAATGAGAGATGATGTTGCATTCTATGTATTTAATTGTGATGCACTTAATCTACAAAAAATGTATCAAAAGATGAAGGAGTTAAAAGTTGAAAAAGATAACTCTTAACGTTGAGGGTATAACAGCAAAACAATGGACTAACTTTGTATTAGAACTTAACATAATGAAAAAAGCATGGCGTCCTTATGGTGTTAATGTAAAAATGTTAGGTAAAGGTATTAAAAAAATAGTTGATTGGGGTAATAGAATTAGTGATGACAAAAGATCTAGATAGTCTAGCTAATCTTTGGAACAAAACTAAAAATCCAAAATATAAAAAACTTTGGTATAAACTTGTGAGGGAAACACATGGACATAATAATATTGAACGATGGAATTTATCAGTTAGTTCCGTTAACAAAACAGATGATGGAACATACGTCGTTGTTGGTAAAAGAAATAAATTGTTTTGATTTATGCGACATTGTAAGATTGAAACTTACAACTTTTGTTGATAGTCTTAACGCACATGTGATGAATGATGATAGCGGAACTTTTTTTGGCTGTATTTGTAAGTAGTCTACCTCTACTATTAGCTGCTGTCATGCTGTGGATATGGAATAAGGAAACTAAATAGTGTTTTCGGTATAGGGTGTGCAAACAAATTTTGTGTACAAAGATAATTTATTAACGTCCTCCGCGCCAAACTTTTCTATTAATTCTAGCGAGTATTTATACCCATAACGGACACATTCATACTCATCTTTAAATGAGTTAAATTCTGTCTCTATTAACTTACATTCTAAGCTAGGTATGGCAGCACATAAATACATAAAAATTGCAAATTTAGTCATTGACTTACTGAATTAATATCCTATATTGTCATTATTAATATATGAAAGGAACACATGACTGATATAAGTAAATACAGAAATGTTTCTCTAACTAAAGAAACATACTCTACTTTAGAAAAATTGTCGAAGATATTATTGCCTAATGCAAAATTGTCTATATCAAAGACAGTTGAATGTGTAGCAAACGAAGCTGCAAAAAAACTAAATGGTAAGATGAAGGAAAAAAAATAATGTACACTATTTCAGAAGAACAAAGAAAACAATTGTTACAATATTTAATGGCAAGACCATACGCAGAAGTGGCACAAATGGTAGCACTTTTAGCTTCACTTAAACCCACAGATTCAAATGACAAATCAAAAAAAGATTTGTCCTAGTTGTCAAGGCAACGGCTTTGTTAAAACACACAAAGCTGAAAATCCTGCAAATGATACAGTTATACAATGTACTATTTGTAATTCGAAAGGAGAAGTACATGATAAAGAGTTTGATGAGTACTTTGATTCTCACCCTCTTCTTAAGTCATTGCACAACAACAGACTTCATTAATGTTGGTGCTGCTCTCTATGGTGGTATGGAAAAGAAACCAAACCCAATGGGTGCAATTAAATTATTAAAAAAGAAAGACAAAGATGATACCAACAACTGATGCGGCTTATATAGCCGGTTTATTTGATGGTGAAGGTTGCATTACTTACAAACAATATATGCGTCAAAGAAAAGGACAAAAGAAAGCATACCCTACTTGGTCTATTAGAATGGAAATAGCGATGACTGATAAATCTGTTTTAATTTGGTTACACGAAGTGTTAGGTGTTGGAACACTTGGCGAAAAAAGATATCGAACAAAGTACACTGTTGGTTGGAAAAAACAATGGCGTTGGCGTTGTCAGTTTAGAGATGCCTATTATGTTTGTAGATTAATTTGGCCTTTTGCACACGTTAAATTATCCGGTGTGCAAAAAATAATTGAACACTATTCTAAAGAAATTATTATGAATGGTAAAGTAGTTGATTTAGAAAAATATAAACAAATAATGAATTTAGAATGACAGTTGGATACGGATTAGGTATGTTTGGATATAACATGGTTTGTTTATTAATAGGACTAATTATAATTTATTATGTAATAAAAAATATAAAATAGAAAGAAATATATGTCACAAGAAAGTTATACTTATAAACAATACTCCAAAGATAAGAGTGATTTATCAAGAAGCTATGATAATAATGAAATTGATATAGATTATTATAAAGAAAAAGTTAGAGAGCTTCATAAAAAATTGCCAACCAAAGAAATCATAAAAGATTCAAGGGGCATGGATCAAGCAGCCAGACTTGCTGCAATTGATACGGTTAATCGTACACAAAAAATTGAAAAAGAAAAACTAGAACCTTTTTATGACCACAAGTTGCAACCAAATTGTAATATAATTAATTTTAATTTAGGTGGTAATTTCAATACTTTACATCAACTATCTGGTTTTAAATTAGATCTTTTAAATGGTTTTGTAGATCAAAAATTTGATTCAACCATAAGAGATATAGGTGTGCCTTTTACTGAAGAGATTGACTACTCTATAATAAAAAATGCTAAAAAGGGTAGATACGGTGAATTAATTACACTTTATAAAAATGGTTTTTTGATTGTAAGAGATGATAATCCAAAAGGTGCGCACTTTTTTTGTATGTATGAATATGAAAACAAGGGGTTGAAAGACAAAAATGTTATTGAGCCTATACTTCGTATGGGTAATAAAACTTACTTTATTAATAAAGAAATGGCAAAACAACTTCTTGAATACAAAGAGGGCATTACTATTTACATGGCATTTACGAAAGCCCATAAAAATAAAGTCTACAAAATACATTTAAGAAAAAATAATAATTTAATTTCAGTATTAAATTGCACGCAAGAACAAGAAGATAATTTTAGTTTAGATATATATAAATCTTTACCTGAAAAATATAATGATGATATTGCAGAAATGAATGGAGTATTTGATTATATTGATTTTAATTATGATCAAACTAAAAAATCTAACAATGGATCTGACTCAATAGACGCAGATAAATTTAATGATTATTCTTTTAATAAATTAAAAAATATAGGTAAACTAGATTTATTAAAAGCAAGTTATACCTTTACATTTATAGCTAAAGCAGTTGGTTTTATTAACATGATGAATACTTTTTTAAATTTAAAAGAAAAATCTGTTAGTGGTATGGAAGAATTTATAGAACCTTTTTTACATTGCAAAAGTTTAAAAGATATATCTAATGTTTTGTTTGAAGAAATAAACTCGCCTAACACTAAATTTTTAAATCAATGCAAATTTATAAAACAAAAATTATATATTCATTCTTACACCAAAAAGAAAGAAAACGAGTTTAGCTCACACACACTAGTTGATATATTTTTAGACTTATTTTATATGCACAATCACACTGAAAAAGGGACATCTGTATCTGTTGAAGGTGCTACACAAATAGATTGTATGTATTATTGGAAACACGCAGACTATTTTTCTATGACACACAATTTTTTAGGAAACAATGATTATCCTTTGTTTTTAGAAAAAGGTGAAATTTTTAATAAGAATAATTTATGGGAGTATTTTGAAGAATTTAGATCTGCTCCGCATTATACGATGAGGTATAATGAAACCTATGATTTAAGTCCAGATGTTAAAGAAAAAGTATCTTTAATTTTAAATGAGGCCATGAGCCAAGAAACAGGATTACTGATACCTTATAATGCTTGTGTAGAGCTACAAGATGATACTAATCTTCGATATGCTCGTTTTATTGAAACCGAAAACTTTATTCACATATTTTTGCATGACGAAAACGATAGATATTTATCTGAATTATATTGTAAAAAAGAAAATGAATTTAGATATTGGTTAGTTAATCGTGGACAAATATTTGATGAGCCTGATAATTTAAAAGATATGTTTGATCGTTTGTATGTGAAACTGGCGTCATGCATCAGGGATTGGAAGGTTTTAATCGAAAGAGATAGAACAATGAATTACAGAGGTCGTAGAGTGCCAACAGGTGTTAAGTCTGACACTAAAAGAATTATTTATCTACCAAGAGTAAAATATAGAACTAATCCGGACGCAGAACAAAAGAAAAGAGAAAAAGTTTTCTTTAATGAAAGCAGAAAGTTCTCTGGTGAAAGACGGGCGCACATACGAAGACTACCAAAAGGCATGAAACCATCTAAAGCACAATTAGTCTTAGCAGAAAGTAATGGTGTCTATATGCCAGAAAATTATACTTATGTTAAAGAGGCTGTCTGGGGTCGAAATGGTATGACCCAAAGACAAATTAAATACAGAACTAAATCTTTAAATGGACTTTTATATTGTCCTGATAGTGAATTTAAACAACATCGAGATATTGCAGATATTAGTCCCGCTGACTTTGAGGAGGTTTGCGGTGAATATATTAAAAAATTAGGCTACGAAGTTTATAAAAGAAATAATTATGATGGCGGTATAGATATTAGGGCGATTAAAAAAGATGGCTCTCGTTTGTTTGTGCAATGTAAACATCCAATTGAATCTGGTAATCCTATTGGTGCTGATGTTGTTAGAGAATTAGAGGGGTCTGTCGAGTTAGAGAAAAAAGATTTAGAAGATTGTGTTATTGATAAAATGATTATAACTTCTACAAGATATACTTTTAAGGCTTTTGAGGCCTCTAAAAAATTAAATATACAATTGAAAACAACAGATGATATAAAATGAAATGGAATAAAAAATTTAATTACCCTAAAAGTCAAAGAGAATTAATTAAAGGTCAACGGCATTATGCTTTAAATCAAGAAAAATTACCAAGTGTGACGACTATTTTATCTGAAACTCAGAGTGACGAGAAAAAAGAAAGTCTGGCTAGATGGAAAGCGAGAGTGGGTGAAGTTGAGGCGGAAAGAGTAAAAGATAGCTCTGCAAGTCGCGGGACTAATATGCACTTGCATCTTGAAAGACACATACTTGGTCAAGGTCACATGGATCTAACAGACGAGGGTCAGGTGGCAGGGGACATGGCTCAGGTGATTATTAACAAGGGTTTATGCGATCTTTCTGAAATATGGGGCAGTGAAGTTGTCCTATTTTATCCAAACTTATATGCAGGGGCTACCGATTTGGTTGGTGTTTTTGATTATGAAGATAGTATTGTTGACTTTAAACAATCGAATAAGCCAAAGAAAAAAGAATGGATTGACGACTATTTCATGCAACTAGGGGCATATGCTATGGCGCACAACTGTGTCTATGATACTGAGATTACGCAAGGGGTTATCTTGATGTGTACTCCAGATAAATACTTTCAAAAGTTTCAAATAAAAGGCAAAGAG